AGATGTAAAAAATCGTGTTCTTACTCTTCCTATGTGGGAGCGGGCATCAGCAAATGTATACGATCTTCTAGTGGGTCATGAAGTCGGTCACGCTATCTACACTCCCGATAAGTGGGGTGATGACTATGGTATTCCCCCATCGTATCTGAACGTGTGCGAGGATGCTCGTATTGAGAAACTAATGAAACGTAAGTTTCCTGGTCTTGCTCGTAACTTCTATGCTGGTTATAAAGAACTTTCTGATAAAGATTTCTTTAGTATTGGCGAGCGAACACTTGCTTCCTTTGCTTTTATTGATCGTATCAATCTTTACTTCAAAGTTGGCATTCATGCTGGAGAAGTATTTGAATGGAATGATGAAGAAAAAGTAATGGTAGACGAGCTTGCTAATTCTGAAACCTGGGACGAGGTTGTAGATGTTGCTCGTAAAATTCTTGCTTATACCAAACAGCAAGAAGAAGAAAAAGTTGCAAATGCTAAAGGAAATGGAGAGACCGAAGCATCTACTCAAGATGGGGGTGATACTACCCCTAATGTGGGTGAAGATACTCCCGATAATGGTATGCAAAGTGGAGGGAAGAGTGAAGGGCAGAGTGAAGACAATCAAACTTTTGATAGTAGTTCTGGTAATCTGGGTAGCGAGATGCATTCCGAAACTGATAAAGCATTCACTGATAATCAACAACAACTAATTAATCAACGTTCTGCCACCATTTCCTATGTTGAGTTGCCGCTACTCAATGTTCAATCTATTGTGATTGATAACCAGCAAGTTATGCGAGATTGTGTTCATGATTTTGGTGAGCAACCACAATCATTATTTGAACACATTGATAAAGCATATTATGCTTTTCGTTCTGAAGCTCAACGTGAGGTTAACTATCTTGTAAAAGAGTTTGAGATGCGTAAGTCTGCTGATCAATACGCTCGTGCTAGTACTGCTAAGACTGGTATTCTTGACACTCAGAAACTTTATACTTATAAATGGAATGAAGATGTGTTTAAAAAAATCAGTGTTGTGCCTGATGGTAAAAATCATGGTTTGATTTTTATTCTAGATTGGTCTGGATCTATGGGTAGTTGCCTTGAGGATACTGCGAAACAAATTCTTAACCTCGCATGGTTCTGTAAGAAAGTGCAAATTCCTTTTGATCTTTATTCTTTCACCAGCGATTATCGTTGGCATACATCTTATAACTATGATACTGGTGTTCGCTCTAAATCTAGAAAACATTGTAAAGAAATTACGGGTCAAGTTAATATTTCCGAACACTTTAACTTACTTAATATGGTGAGTAGTAATGGTAGAAATGGTAAAGACCTTGAAGCACAACTTAAAAACTTTTGGCGTCTTGTTCAAGGTTATAATTCAAGTTATATAATGCCCACTGGATATAGCTTGTCTGGTACTCCGCTTAATGAAGCAGTGATTTCTTTGACTGCTATCATTCCAGATTTTCAGAAACGCAACAAAGTACAAAAAACTAACGTTGTTATTCTGACTGATGGAGAAGCGCAATCAATTGATTACTTCACTGACTATATTAGGTATGGACAAAAACTTGGCACTCGCCATATCAGTGATGATTGTGTGTTGCGTGATCGCCAAACTGGTAGGGTATATCCTCGTTTTGCTGGTGGATATTATTCGCAAAGTAAAATCACTGGTACTTTTCTTCGGTGTGTACGAGACCGATACCCAGATGTTAACTTAATTGGTATTCGTTTGATTAGTGGCAGACATCTTTCTTCTGTATATGAAGATGGTCAATCTAGCACTCCTTATACTGAAGTGCAGAAACAATGGAAAAAAACTAAGACAGCTGAATTGATTAATTTCAATGGATACCAATCTCTTTATGTAATGTCATCTAATAGTCTTTCCAGTAATTCTGAATTTTCTGTAGATGAAGATGCTACTACTAAACAAATCGGCACAGCATTTACTACATCACTTTCTAAGAAAGGCGTTAATAAGAAGATGTTGACTTCCTTTGCTACACTCATTAGTTAATCTAATCATTCGGGGGGTTGACCTCCCACCTCTTTTGCCCTATAATACATTCATACAACACCACACATTATGAAAACCTTTGAAGTCGCTCCAATCGTAGATCGTTTCGGTCCTGTCGTAACTGCTGTTGACCTTCGTGTCTATGCTGATGAACTGGGTATCGGATATCAAACTCTTACAAAAAAACTGGAAGCATTCAAAGTGCAGCGTGGTCTGTGGCATTTGACCTCCACAGAGAAACTTGAGCAAACTTTTAATCAACCCGCTGTAGAACCTGTGGTAGAAAATCCCGTAAACCTTGTTCCTATTAAAGATGCTGGTTTCGTCAGCTTTGGCAACTTCGCAGATATTAAAAAAATTCTTTCTTCCCGTCAGTATTACCCTATCTTCGTCACTGGTTTGTCTGGTAATGGTAAAACTTTTAGTGTTGAACAAGCATGTGCTCAACTAAAACGGGAACTTATCCGAGTTAATATTACAATTGAAACTGATGAAGATGATCTTATTGGGGGTTTCCGCCTTGTTAACGGCGAGACAGTGTGGCACAATGGACCAGTCATCCAAGCCCTTGAGCGTGGCGCAGTCTTACTTTTGGATGAAGTGGATCTTGCATCTAATAAAATCCTTTGCCTCCAATCAGTATTAGAAGGTAATGGTGTCTTTCTGAAGAAGATTGGTAAGTATGTGCGACCCACTGCTGGGTTTACTGTTGTAGCTACTGCTAACACTAAAGGTAAAGGTAGTGATGATGGTCGCTTTATCGGCACTAACGTTTTGAATGAAGCATTCCTTGAGCGTTTTCCTGTGACATTTGAGCAGGCATATCCTAGTCCAAAAATAGAAACTTCTATTCTGCAGAAAGTTGCTATTAATCTTGATTGTTGCGATGAAGAGTTTATTACTCGTCTTGTTTCATGGGCAGAGATTATTCGTAAGACGTTCTACGATGGTGGAGTTGATGAAGTAATTTCTACTCGCCGTCTTGTTCACATCATTCGTGCCTTTAGTATCTTCGGTAAGCGTAAGAAAGCTATTGAGGTTTGTGTTGCTCGTTTTGACGATGAGACCAAACAATCTTTTATGGAACTCTACACTAAGATTGATGCTACCATTGATGCTCCTACAGAGGAAACCATTTATACTGTTGATGTTTGATAACCTCCCTCGCCATACTCTCATTCGTCTAAAGGATGGAGGTATTTTTTTAGTCAAAGGTCAAATATGCGAATGGCATAGTATGAAGGAAGTGTGTTGTTATATGGGTCACAAGTATCGTGATGAGCGTATGCTTGACTATGATCCTTTTACGTGCTATTATGATATGATAGATTTCATTATGGAGAAACCCTGATTATGCAATGGAAATACAATGAAGAGCAATTGCTCGCTGAACTACGAAATTATATTAGTAAAACTTACGAGCAGCATTATTCTGCTGGTGATGATAAAATTCAAACTCTAGATTTGATTGAAGCTTGCGGTGATGGAGAACCATTCTGTCGCAGTAATATTCTCAAGTATGCCTCACGTTACGACAGGAAAGGTAGTGCTCGTCAAGACATTATGAAAGTGCTACACTACGCCTTGCTGCTTCTTAACTTTAATGACAAAAACGCCCAACGTGAAAATTACAACCAATGAGCACAGTCGCACTTTCTCAAACCACTCTGAATATTTTAAAGAACTTTGCAACTATTAATGCTTCTATCGTCATTACTGAAGGTAATGTATTGAGAACAATTAGTAATGCTGAAAATATCGTAGCGACAGCTGTAGTTGAAGAAACCTTTCCTCAAACATTTGCTATCTATGATTTGAATCAATTTCTTTCTGGTATGTCATTGTTTGATAATCCAGTATTGGTATTTGATAATAGTGACTACGTTACTATTCAAGGTGGTCGCAGTCGCACTAAGTATTATTTTAGTGACCCTGAGATTACCTTAAAGACATCTCCAAACAAGAAAGTAAATTATCCTGGTTCTGATATTCAATTTAATCTGACTGCTTCTGATATCTCTGGTATTCAGAAAGCAAAAGCAATCTATGATATTCCTGATTTGAATATCACTTCAAAAGAAGAGATTGTTTTGTCTGTTAAAGATAATGAAGACACAGGATCAAATACATATGAGTTGATTGTTCCAGGAACTTTTACAGGAGAACATTGTCTAAAAGTTAAGGTAGACAATATTCGTCTTCTTACAGGTGATTATTCTGTTGGTGTTTCTAAGCAGTATATTACTGAGTGGAAAAATCTTAACCTTGATTTAACTTATTATATTGCGCTTGAACCTTGATGAAAAATTTCCTGTGGACCGAAGAGTATCGCCCTCACACAATTGATGATTGTATTCTTCCCAACTCTTTGAAGAAAGTATTTACTGGATTTAATTATGACTTTTAAATTAACACAAGAACAGACCGAAACTATTCAAGCAGTATTTGATAAACAATCACTGGGAAATAGTAACTATGATTGTTGGGAAGGAATAAACAAACAACTTCAATCAATAGACGAAAGTGATATTCCTATAAATGAAGAAGGGAAAGAAGAAATTCAAATTTTTTATATGGAAAAACATGGGGAATCACGCCCGATACCAGACCTGGCATTTTCTATTCATAAAGTGAAAGTCCATAGAGATTGAGATTATTCGCAGATTATTATTACCTTTGAACTTATTTAAATTATGAACAAACGAAATGACTTTTTGTGGGTGGAATCTTACAGACCTCAGACTATTGAAGATTGTATTCTTCCCAACTCTTTGAAGAAAGTATTTACTGGGTTTATTGAGCAGGGAGAGATTTCTAATCTTCTTCTCTCTGGTCCTCCTGGTGTTGGTAAGACCACAGTTGCGAAAGCACTATGCGATGAACTTAATCTAAGCTACATTATTATCAACGGTTCTGATGAAGGTCGCTTTCTTGATACCATTCGTACCCGTGTCAAACAGTTCGCCAGTTCTGTCACTTTAACTGGCGGCGGCAAACACAAAGTCGTCATTATTGACGAAGCAGATAACACCACGAATGATGTTCAACTCTCGCTACGAGCATTTGTAGAAGAGTTTCATAGCAACTGTCGTTTCATCTTTACTTGTAACTTCATCAACAAAATCGTTGAACCCCTCCACTCTCGCTGTACGGTCGTTGATTTCCGTATTAAACCAGCAGAGCAGCAACGCCTTCAGGCACTCTTCTTTGACCGCCTCAAGGGCATCCTAGACGCCTCTGGCGTGACCTATGAGGATAAGGTGGTAGTCAAACTCATTCAACGTTACTACCCAGACTGGAGACGCTTGCTGAACGAAGCACAACGGCACTCTGCTGCTGGGTCTTTGGATACTTCTGTGCTATGTGATATCGCTGATGTAAACACAGACCAACTGATGCGAGCTATGAAGAACAAAGAGTTTACTGTTGTTCGTCAGTGGGTGGTTGATAATATGGATAGTGATCCTAATACTATCATTCGTAAAATCTATAACTCTTTGACTGATGTGCTTGAAGGTTCTTCTATTCCTCCTGCTGTTCTGGTGCTTGCTAAGTATCAGTATCAGATTGCGTTCGTAGCTGATCAAGAGATTAATCTTCTCGCTTGTCTAACTGAAATTATGGTGGAGTGTAAATTCCGATGAAATCTTTAAAAACCCC